GACCTTTAGATCACCCATATTGGTAAAACCGCTCGGTGTAGGAATCAGTGTGTCCAGGGCAAGCTGCTTCCCGTTCTTCTTCGGGATCTCAACATAGGCTGTACGGAACTGCCGGGTGTCATCTTCCTTGACCACACCGAAAATATCCCGGATGATCTGTTCCTGCCACGGCAAGAGCCAGAACGGTTTGCCTGCCCAGCGGCCTTTGGTGTGACAGAGGTTTTCTATAAAACGAACAGCCCTGTCCGCTTTTGCCGCATCATAATGGGAATCCGGCAGCATGAAGCGTGTGGGCTGGTAGTCGGTGAGTTTCGGGTAGTTCGCAGGTCTTTCTCTTGCTTTTGCTGTTCTTGCCATCAGCCGCCTCCCAGAAGTGCATCCATATCGTCAACGGCAGCATCCTTCATATCTGCACCGGCAGTGATACGGCTTCTTGCCGCCGGAGTCAGTCCGAACTGCTCTGCGATCTTGTTCATGATCTTCAGGTAGGTCTGCGCGATGGACACCTGTGGCACCTGCTGCCAGTAGCCGCTTTTGGTCTTTACGATCGTGCCGTGCTGCGTCATGAATTCCTCGGCTTCCTTCCATCGTGCGTATGCCTGACAATAGGATGCGAATGCCGCCTGATCGACCTCTGTCAGAACGCCGATCTGCTCCAGTTGCTTGGATAGCCTGCGCCATTCCTTTTTCGCTTCGGGTTCCAGCCATTTCGGACAGGGCGGAGCTTTTTTCACATGCTTTGGCTCTGCATCATTCAGCGGACGCTTGCCCGGATTTCCTTCCAGTTCCTTGATCGCTGTGGGCTTCGGTTTTCTGCCTCTCTGAGCCATCCGCATCACTTCCTTTCTTGAAAAATGGGATAAAGAAAAGAGCCTACGAAATCGTAAGCTCTCATCTATGTATTTTGTTCCGCTTATTTCAGCACATCGTTCATGAGCCTTGCGCCGTCTCGGAATCCTTCGGAGTAATTCTGCTCCATCTCAATGGAAGAAAGCTGTGCCTGCAGCCCGTATATTTCCTGCAGCACTGCATTATCTTCCTCCGACAGCCGCTTCTCCAGTTCATCCCGCAGTCGGCTGCATTCATTCAGCAGGTCGTGATACTCCTTGTTATCCTGACCGACGATGTGTGTAGGGCCAAGCCGTCCATGATATATATCGCTGATTGCTCCCATGTTTTCACCTCCCTTCGCAGCGGAGGAAAGAGCAGAGGGCAGCCAATTGGCTGCCATGCCCGTATGCTGCTCAGTTGAACTTTTTCAGGAGCATCTCAAGTACTGCCTTGGTGTCTTTGTCTGCCGCCTTGATGTCCATCCCGCGGTCGTAATTGAAAACCGTCTTGCCGTCCCGCTCGATCCAAATCTTTGAGGCTCTGCCCTCATCGTATCCAAATTCGCTGGGTTCCTCAAAATGCTTGACTGCGTATCTGTAAGTCTTTCCGTTGTAGGTAATGGTATCCTGAGTCCACATAGTGTTTTCCTCCGCTTTTCTTGTTTTCGGCTCGGTTTCCCTTGCCGTTGTACACAGTATAACTCTGAATGGAAATTATATCAAGCGGCTAAACTACCAGAATGTGCATGGCGATTTTTCACCTGTTGTTGTGTACATTATGCCTTCCCCCTAAAACGCGCCAGAACGCGACGTGTGGGGCGGCATTCCGCATGGGCAAGTTATCCGAAGCGATGCCGATAGCCGCCACACGAGCGAACGCGGCACAAACAGGCGGCGATACGAAGAACAGCCCCCGAAGGGGCTGCGCTTATTCCTTGCTCTGCCTGCCCAGCGAGTAGGCTCGTTCCAGCATTCGGCTTACTTCACGAAGACTGATGCCCGGAAAGTTATGCTCGGCATTGGTATCATCGTAGGGATCGTCTTTTTCGCCGTAAGGTGTGAGTCCTCCCGCAAAGCGGATACCGTAGGATTCCTCAATGGCGATCTCCTCAAGCTGCGCTCTGATCTCATCGTTCATGGTATGCACTCCTTTGTTTTGATGCCGCCCCTCCGAAGAAGGACGGCGGCTGTTTTCAGATGTCGCCGTTTGCACAGTAGTCTTCGAGGTCCTGCGCATCCACCTTGATGCCGTCGCTCTCCCAGTCGAGGACCTGATCCTCAAGGTACTGCGGATCGTAGCCGTACTCCTTGGCAATGCGGTTCAGTTCCTTCTTCGTGATGTTTTTCATGTTCGTATCCTCCGTTTTATGAATTCGTCAGGGCGTTTTCCCTTCCGTTGTACACATATTACCATGATCTGCGGCTGTTATCAAGCGTGAGTAATCACAATCATTCAGCCGCATTTCACGGTTTATGCGGGCATTATGTACATTCAAAATGTGTAGCTTGCGGAGCGTTCAAAGGCATCGTAGAGGTACTTCGGGTCAAAGCCGAATGTGCGGTATCCCTTCACACAGCCGTAAAGGTATCTTCCTGTCGGAATGCCAAATCGGCGGTACTCGTGCATAATGTAGATGAAGGCATTTGTCTTGGTCGTTCTGCCGCTGGCGAAGCGTTCAACGGGAAGCCGCATCTCTTTCTTGTAGTAGTATGTGGGGCATCCCTCGCAGCGATCGAGGTTTCTCTCATCGGCGGCACTGACCTCCCACACCGCAAGCGGAACGCATCCGCCTTTCTTCTTTTCAATGGTGAGGTATGCGCCAGTTTTGCTGACCTTGAACAGCAGCTCGTATCCGAGGAGGAGTGCCGTTCCGACCGGCTTTGCATCGGGGCATCGTGCCTGCATCTGTCCGTAGTTCATGTTGCTGCCGTAGGCTAGGTAGTATCTTTTCTTGCTCATAGTTTTCGTTCCTTTCTTTCGGGCATCTGCCCGTTTCATTAGGAACATGATAACTCTGAATGAACATTTTATCAAGCGTGAGTAATCACGAATGTACGCCTTTTTTTGCAGGCTATATTGTGTAGATCATGCCTTGCCCACAAACGCGCACGGTTGCGCTGTGTGAGGCTTTGGCGGATATGGCATCCGTATGCGTCTCTTCCTGCATCCCCGCCACAGGGCGGCTCTGTGCCGCCCCGGTGGGGCGACCGGCTCATCTGCCGGTCATCCATTCCCATTCGCTTTCGCAGGCATCTGCGTATTCTGCCTCGAAAAGGGCGTCATCGTCGATCCATTCGGTTTCGTAGTCGATCTCCTCGATGCCCTCGAAGGTCGTGCCGTTTGCAGCGGCGTCTTCCTGTGCAAGGCTGTCGGCGTTCTCCTCGACCCATGCTCTGAAGTCCTCTGCGTTGAGGTCGTCCTCGTTCTCGACCTCCAGTTCGTAGCCTTCCTCCTCGGTGTCGTACCAAAGGATCGTGGCGCTTCTGATCGCCTCACGTGCGTTCCAGTCGTCTCTGCCTGCCATTGCTCTTGCCTTTGCCAATCCGTAGCTGATCATTGTTTTTTCCTCCGCTTTTCGTTGTTTCGGTGGGCTTTGCCCTTCCGTTGTGTACATAGTAACTCTTTTAGCAAAATTTATCAAGCGGCTAAATGTACAGAAGAAAAACGGTGAATTTCCGCAGGAATTGTACATATTATAGCGGCAGAAAAATGCACCGGAAATCGATACGGAGATGGGGCAGAACCGCAGCCCTGCCCCTATTTTTTACTCTACGATGTGGAGTACCACCATGCCGTTGGGTGTCGGGATGAAGATCTCAGGCTCCCAGAAAAGTGCCTTGTACTTTTCAGCCTGTTCATCGGTCAGCCCGGTAAAATCCTCGACTCCGAGTCCGCAGACGAAGAAGGTACCTTTGATCGGACCGTACTTCTCGACTGTTCTGTTCCATTGCAGTCCCTCAATGAAAAGTCCCTCCTCGTTGCACACCACTGCGACCTCCTCCTCGAAGGGGTACAGCGCCTGAATGTATCCGCCGACCTCTTTCTGCAGGTTCTCCAGCGTGTGTTCAATCTCCTTGACGTAGGGGTGCTTGCCGGGTTCGCATACCAGAATTTTCATGTAGATTCGCTCCTTTGGTTTTGATTCCGCTTCGCTTGCGGTATGCACATATTACCGTCTTTTCTGGGAAAAGTCCACGCCTTTCCGCAAAATAAATGTGACAAACATGAGCCGATGATTCAGGCGGAATTGTACATCGCACAGAATGCGCACAAACGCGCTGTGTGGGGCGTCTTTTCGCAGGGGCAAGTTATCCGCTGCCGCCATGAAAAGCCCCACACAAGCGAACGTGGTGCGGGAGTGTGCAATCAGCCGTATTCTTTCAGGTAAGCACTCACCCGGTCGCCGTATCCAATCTCGGTAAGCTCCTGCGGTTCAAAAACCTCCAGAAGCGTTTCCATCACGTCACGCTCCGTCCATGCTCCGCTTTCGGGCAGATTGGCGATGACTGACGTCAGCATTTCAAGCTGTGTGTATGTATCCATGTTTTTCCTCCTGTTCGGCATGCGCCCTTCCGTATTTCAGGAAGGGCAGCGCCGTTTTTTTACTTGCTCTTGCGTCCTGCCTCGTAGGCATCCTTGAGGGCGGCTTCCAGTCCCCAGACCGGAATCTCGATGAAGTCCTCGCTGTCGCAGTGGCGGGCTTCAAGGTCTCCGCGCTCCTGCACTGTGACCATGTGCTTGGCTGCAATCTCGAAGAGCTTCTTGTCGATGCCAGTCAGCGGATGCTCGGCTCTGAAGATCTCCTGCTCGGTTTTGGCGAGGGCTGCGTTGGTGTTCGCAAGCGCCTGGGCTCTGCTGATCCCGAAAAGCTCAAGGCAGTCTGCTTCGGTCATTCCCTCAAGGGCTGCCTTGCCGTTCTGCAGCATCTTCAGCTTGTCAACTGCGGCTTTCATTTCCTTCTTTGTCATGGTGATGTACCTCCGTTTTTTGTTTTCGGCGGGCTGTCTGCCCTTCCGTTGTGTCACATATTACCATGATCTCTCCCGGAATGCAAGCGGCTAAATGTACAGAACAAAATCGGCGTATTTTCGCAGGAATTGTTCACATGACACTATGTACGGGAACAGCCCCGAAGGGCTGAAGATCAGCCCTCGGTCGGCGGGATCCATGCCCCCTTTTTCTCATCGAAAAGGTAGTAGTAAGGGATGCCCCAGTAATCGCTCATCAGGGAAATAATGCTCTTGTGGGTGACTGCCGGGCTCATCGGCTCTTTGCGGTCTCGGTGGTAGGCTACCGTCACGCCCTCGGCAGGTTTCTCAAAGCTGTGCGGCTCATCGGCATCGGGTACGATGCGTTCGCCGAGGCTGCTGATGTCTCCGAGCGCAAGCAGCGCCCGTACCTTTTCGGCGGTGTCGTAGTGCCCGGTGAGGATCGGCATCTGATGCTCGGGGTAGCCGTCCCAGTGGCAGTAGATCGTTTTCGTTGTCCCGTCCTCGTGCAGGATCCCGATTCTTGAATTCGTGCTCATGTATTTTTCCTCCGTTTTTGTTTTTAGGTCGGCTCTCTGCCTTCCGTTGTGTCACATATTACCGTCTTATGCAAAATATATCAAGCGGCTGAATGTACAGATCATTTCGGGCGTATCTGCGCGGTTTCTTGTACATAACGCCCCGTCGGAGAACAGCCCCTGAAGGGGCTGTATCCGATCGCGGTTTATCCGAAAAGGTCTGCTCCGAACATCTCAGCGTTCATTCTGCGCTGTGCCATAAGAAACGCACCGCCGTAGCTCTTGCAGTGCTTTTCGTAGCCGCCCGCATCCATTTCCCTGAGAAGGTCATCCGGGAATTCGTAAAGCGGATAGCGGCAGAAGCCGCTGTATCCGTAGACCGGCTCTCCGAAGCGTTCATACTGCTTTGCGCCGATGGTCTGCAGAAATTCTTCTGCGGTCGGGTTGTTATTGGTGTCGATGAATGCGCAGTTGCGCGGGAGCAGTGTGCCGTTTCCGATGCTGCTGCCGATGTTGACCGTAAGCACCATATCGAACTCGTCATCCTCTGCGGCTGCGGTGATCGCCATGACCATCGGGTCGGAAGCGTAGTCTGCGATGCGGAAGTGAACCCTGAAGCCGTTCATGTCGTAGTAGTTTTCCATTTTTGAATCCTCCAAAAGAATGTAATTCCGAGGTTTTCCCTTCGGTAGCGACATTATAACTCTGATTCCGCACGATATCAAGCGGCTAAATGTACAGATCATAATCGGCGTATCTGCTATGTTTGTTGTACATACTGCACCATTTCACGGAGGGCTGATCGAGTCAGCCCTTGCCGTTGGAATGGTGTCTGCACTCAGGCTCTTTTCACATCGACCAGCCACTCGGCTTCCTTGTGGGCGATGCCTGTTGCCTTCTCGGTGATGCTACTGTCTTCGTCGATGTAGTGCAGCCCCTTGCCGACCTTGATAAATCTCACATTCTCGTAGCCCTCTATGATGGTGCGGTACACATAACCGCTGCGGCTTTCGCCGTCGTAGCTTTTGCCGTCCCAGCCGTTGAAGGTGAAGGTGATTCGCTCGGCGGTCTTGCAGAAGAGGCTCTCGAAGTCCTCGCGGGTGATCGCTGTGTTTGCATCGGTCAGGTTCAGGTGTTCTCTCAGCTTATAAGGGTTCATGGTAATTCCTCCGTTTAGGTGTATTCCGGTGGGCTGCGCCCGTTCCGTTGTACCCATATTACCGTCACTTGCAAGAATTATCAAGCGGCTAAATGTACAGATCATAATTGGCGTATCTGCGCTGTTTCTTGTTGATAATATGTGTATCGCCATACCTTATGTTCCGGCATTTTGATGTCCGCTTCCGCCGCCTGTCCTTCTTCGGTATCAAAGTCGAGCAATTCAACATCGGTGTCTTTCTCGGTGCTGAAAACTTCCTGCACCAGACCGCCTTCGACCACAATTACGATTATTGACATTCGGTTCACCTCCGTTCTGCTCCGCTTGTAGGGCAGGCGGTGAAGCCTGCCCCTTTGCGGTCGGTTTTCAGTTGATCTTGAAAAGGATGCCCTTGCTTTCTTCGTATTGCTCCTCGCCCCAGCGCAGTGCTTTCTTTGTGACGGTGTGCAGCCCCTTCATCGTGCAGCCCTCGGCGGTGTATCCGTAAAGGTCGTCCATCAGACCTGTCGATTTTGTTGTGATTGTAAACTCTTTGACTCCGAGCTTGCGGAGTGTTTCGATGAAATCGTGGTACTCACGCTCCCAGCAGTAGTCGGTCATCTCGAACTCGTCGTTGTCGTTTTCTCGGCGGTTCTTGAAAACCCAGTAGGCTTTCATCTCGCCGCTGCTGTAGGGGTACGGTCCTGCCGCCTTTTCCTCGGCGTACCATGCATCCATCTCCAGGCTGTCGATGCCGTGGTTCTTGATGATCTCCTGCTTGCGCTCCGCACGCTCCTTCTTGGCTCTCTCGTAGGCGGCGCAGTTTGCGGTCATCTCGTCAAAGTAAGTAGTGTTCATGGTGTTTTCCTCCTGTTTTCGGTTTGTTCTTTGCCTTTCGGCATCTGTATATTAACTCTTTTCGCCCGATAAGTCCACGCCTATGTGCAAAATAAATCGTAGAAGAATCAGAGCTTTTCTGCTGCCAGACTGGTACATATACCAATGCCATACAGGAGGCTCACAAACGCGCCGTGTCGCGCCCGTAATCCAGCCGACAAGTAAGCGGTGCAGAGCCGTAAAGCCCCACACCGCCCGTTCTTCGCCCCCTTATTCGGGAACGTACTTGTCGTGGATGATTCCGAGGATCTTGTCCTGTTCTTCGACGCTGATGCCCATACTTTCGAGAGCTTCTCTCGTGCCGCAGTCAGGGCAGATCAGCGTGTTGTTGTCGTATCGGGAAAGTGCAGGTCGCTCGGTGTATCTGCGTCCGCACTTTGGGCATGTACGCTGTTCGGTCATTCTCTCTTTCATGCTGCTCACTCCTTTGCGCTTTTTTCATAGGCTTCGTCAAGGTACTTCTCATCGAATCCGAAGTCGCGATAACCTTCCTTGCAGGTGCGGATGTAATGCGGAGAAGGTCTGCCGAGCGGATTCTTCTCGTGCATGATGTAGATGAAGGCGGGAAGCTCCCTGACCTTGCCGTCTTCCATCCTGACCTTGACCTGCATCTCCTTGCGGTAGTAGAAGTTCGGGAAGCCCTCGTAGGCATCAAGGCGGGCTTCATCATCGGCGGTCACTTCCCACACTGCAACCGGAACCTCGCTGCCGTTCTTCGGCTCGATGGTGAGGAAGGCGCAGGCTCGGCTGCCCTTGTAGAGTAGCTCGTAGCCGGGGATTATTGCCGTGCCAATGGGCTTTGCTGTCGGGCAACGGAACCGCATCTGGTGGATGTTCAGGTTCGAGCCGTAGGCTAAGTAATACTTGTTCATGTACTTCTTCCTTTCTGTTTTCCGCCCTTGCCTCCCGTAGGAGGCTGGCGGCTTTGGTTTCAGCGGTCGTTGTGGCTGAGGATCTCGTCTGCGCTGCCGGATTCAGCGTATCCGCAGTCCCAGATCGCAAGAAGCATCTCGTCCTCGGTTTCGGGTACCTTGATGCTGTAGGTGATTTTCCTTGCGTGGATGTCGCTGAGCATCTTGGTGGTCGTTTCGAGGAAGTCTTCGGGGATTTCCTTGGTCGTTCCGTCCTGTCTGAGAAGGCGTACTCCGTGGCGGCGCAGGCTTTCAATATGTTCTTTGCTTGTCATGTTCAGGGCTCCTTTCGGTGGTTTTCCTTTCGGTAGTGACATATTAACTCTTTTCGGCTCATTATTCAAGCGGCTAAATGTACAGATCATTCCTGGCGATTTTTCGACGTGGATCGTGCATTTTATGACTTGCCCACACTCGCGCCGTGTCGCGCCCTGTGGCTTGGCAGGTGTTTGGGGGTAATGATTCGGAGGATACCCGTCCCGCCCCACACGGGGCAAGGTGGCGGCTGTGTGCGCCGCTGTACCGTTCCGCTTGTGTTTCCGCCCCGCAGGGGCAGACCCGTTAAGGTCTGCCGAAGCGGAATGCGTTGTCGCCTGTAAGGTTCTCGGTCAAGGTTTCTCTTGCCGTTGCGAATTCGTCCCCGATGAAGCCCAGTCTCATCAGCCAGGTTCTCATTGCGAACTTTTTGTTTTCTTTCTGCTGTTCCTTGGGGCTTGCGCTTCTGAGGTCCTTTGCCGCCTGGCTCAGTGCGAGGCAAAGCTGAATGTAGCTCTTGAGCTTGCCTGCGTGGAGGCCGTTCTTCTTGCCGCCCGAAGGAGGCGCGAATTGGAAAAGGCGGAATTCAACCGTGCCCTTCGTAAAGGTTGCGTGGAGGTTCAGCATGTGGTATCTGCTGTCGTTGTAGTGGTGGGTTCTGCCGTAGTTGCATCCCTGCGAACCGTACCAGATGTCTGCAAGCTGCGCCATCGTTCTCGGCTTTTTGTTGTTGAGCTGTGCGAGGAAATTCGGGTTGACCGTTCTGCAGTAGCGGTTCATTCTGCTGCTGTCAACCTTGATTGCCTCGGCGATCAGCGTTTCGTGGCTTGCCATCAGGTTTGCGAGGTTTCTGAGGCTCTGCGGTGTGTGTCCCTGCGCTCCGATGTGAATGTGAACTCCGCATCCTCTTGTGTAGTCGCTCTTTGCGCCTGCCTTGCGAAGTCTTCTCACAAGCTCCTGCAGGGTTTCGATGTCTGCGTAGGTCAGAATCGGGGTGACCAGTTCGCACTTTTCGCT